GGAGTGAACAAGCTTTCCAGCAAGTCCCAAACAACTTCAGTAGTGACGATGATCGAAGGTCGCTGTCTCTTAGAACCAGCAGCTGAAGCACCGCGCATATCAAGTGCCATACCAGCGAAGGTCATAGCACCGGCAGGTGCAGCAGTTACAGTCGAGTTAAGCTGAGTGTAAGTTGTTCGAGTTAAACCAGCGTAGGTTGAAGTGTTAGCTCCAGCGTCTACGATAGCTTCAAGTCCAGTAAAGTCATCTCCAGCGCCTGTTCCGTAAAGGAGGCCGCCGATAGTATCAAGCATAGAGTTCTGTGCTTCTTCAAGAGTAATCTTTACAAGGTCAAGGACTTCAGCGTCAGTCTTGTTGAGTGAAGCTTCTCCACCAGCAACTGAAACGTTCTGGTAGAACATTTTATGATCGAATGTTTGACGAATTCGAGTGTCTTGCAAAGCAGTGTCAAAATCACCAACACCTGAGAACGAACCGCCCGAGGTTGGTTTTGCAAACTGCAAAGGAACCATTATTTGTCGTCCACCCCAGTTCTTGTTCTCGCGCATAAAGACACGTGATGTGAAGACGTTAGAGTTAAGAATACCGTCGATTGAAGTCGGTACGTACTTTTCCTCTGTGATTGATACTACTCGGTTGCTAAGTGCCATGAAATTTCTCCTGTTACTTTTTTAATTAAAAATGCCCGTCGGTTTCTAGCCGACGGGCGTTATGTTAAGAGTTAAGCACACTTTACATATTTTTGCAACTACAAACTTCCGAGAACAGAATTGTGGATGTCATCCAACGAAAGTCCCGAAGGTGGCGCTTCGATTGTCCTACCCTGTCCCGTAGGCTTACTAGCACTAGCCCCACTACCCGAACCGGCCACCATACCAGCTCGTTTCTTTTTATCGTCGTTCTTCTTATCAACCACGGCCTTATCGTCTTCTTTGCCCTTATTGGCAGAATATATTTCAAAGGCTGTCTCAAAATCTACAACCTTACCTTTTTCTAACTTAGCGTTCATAACCGCATGCACAGCTTCAACTACCACCTGACGTTCCTTTGGATCATCCGATATCAGCTTCTGATCTACTAGGCTCTTTTCATCTTTAGCCCAGTCATCTTTAATAGCTTGAATACGGGTAGCCCGTTCATCTTCCACCTTTTTTACTTCAGCATCGGCTACTTCTTTACGGTCGGACTGACCTTTATCGGTAAACTTTTGGACTGCTCGCCCCCACTCTTTATAAGTAGCAGGTTCAAAATCTTCAGGTATTTCATCAAAGTCATTGAAATAATGGGTCGCACCGTCCGAATCTTTAACGGGGATTTTACCTGGGCCTTTTTTGGTCGTGTCGGTGTCTAGTTCAACGGCTGGTTCAGCAGGAACCGGACTGTCCTCCACCGGCTTGTCTGGACCTGAAGCCCCCACGTCGGCTTTATCGTCTTTGCCAGCATCGGCTTTATCTCCGCCCTTGTCGGCTTCAGCATCTGATTTGTCGCCCTTATCGTCGTCGCCGGCTGCGTCCTTATCATCTTTGGCACCATCATCATCCCCCTCTTTAGTTTCTTCGTTTTCTAATTCAATAACAGTCTTGTCGTGAACTTGAGCTAATGTTAATACTTCTTCTTCTTTTTTGGTTTCATCTTTTTTCTCCTCAGATTTATCTTCAGCCATACTAAACTCCTTTTTATTGACTAGGTTGTCAGTATAACACAACTACACTAACTTTTGGGCAGACTTTTGATTCTGAGTATCTACTTTGTCGGCTAACCCCTGAGCCTTATCCTCGGTTTTACCAACTGTACCAGCAGATGAACCCATCATTTCATTCTCTAACTGAGCTTGTTCCAGAGCCTTCTGGTTACTAATCTGCATATCTTCTTCAGTTGGAGCTTGGGTCATCAGTGCCTGTAATTGTTTCTGAGCCTGAGCCGAGGAAACTTTCATCCACTCTACATATAGTTGCTTAACCAAATCTGGTTGCTTCTCAAAGTCTCCGCCAAGCATGTACTGATTCATAAAGCCTAGATACTCCGGCGCAATCTCATCCCGCGGTCTTGGCATCTCGCCACGATTAAGTATCTGAATGTCCATAAATGCTTCACGTGAAAACTCGTCTTCTTTGACCTTACCCATAAAGGCAATCGGGTCAGTCTTGAATAATAGGTAGCGTTCCAGGAGTTTCTGTGGACTTGCGAGGTTGCCCCCAGCTAGGACTTCGTAGACAGACAGCGGATCAATCAGACCCATTTGTACTAAGGATTCCACCGCATCGGCCTGACGTTGTTTGTTAATCGGTAGCATCGAGCCAACCCCAACTTTAATATCAATGCCGTCTTCAATAGAATCTTGCTTCATTACTAAGTAATCGAACTTACCGTCCTCACCAACTGCTTTGAAGTAGTGCTCCTCGGTATAGTGGACTTTCATCATCTGCACTAGGTAGCGGTTATAAAAGGTAGCGACACGCTCCATAGCCCGACTAATGTCATCCAAACGAGTGTAGTTTTGCTCACGTTGCATCTGATCTTGACCGAGAGTCTTGTTACCAGAGCGTTCACCACGAGTAACTTCTTGGGTAGCAAAGACATTATCTATTTCGTTACGAGCGTCCAGTTTGTCCTCAATAACATAGCTCGGAAGGGGTGGGGGGGCAATTCGAGCCACGGCGTCACGGACAGAACCCTTAACACCAATTCTTTCGTCAGGTGAACCAACTAACTTAGCAACATCGGCCTTGTCTATCATCTGAGTGTTAAACACCAGACCAGAGCCAGCCATATCAGCGTTCTCCATAATCTGGAATCCACGCCTGTCTAAGATACGTTGCAACGGCGCGGCCTGTTCCACCATCGAGGTCAAATCAATATAGCTAGTACCGTCATTCAAATAGTTAATCGGAAAGATCGGCGGGATAGGCTGGTCTAAGAAGTTTCCAGTAAAGCCTTCTTCGTCTTCATAATTCCAGTTAGGGTTACGAATCTTGCCAATAACATACTGATAGCTAACATCCACCCAAGCTACTGCCGACTGATAACCGTCCTCATAGTAATGGAACCAGACTTCCCAAATGTCTTTCTTCTGAGCTAATTGAGATTTATAAGCTACTCGATTACCTTTTTTATCGAAACGACCAATCCCAGCCATTTCTAAAATCTTTTGTTTAGACTCCGGGAACATAGCAATCAACTCTTCAAGAGTCTTATTTCTAACCTTATGAGCTATGAAGCGAGGGTTGTCTCCATAACGAGCATCCCTGTCTACTACGATGTCTTCTGGAGGGATAGAGTCGGGTACGATCTCACCGTTCTTTCCGGCCAACGGATCCCAGCGGAGTTTCAAATAACCAATGCGTTTTAATAAAAGGTTTCGGGCAGCTATCCTGAAGAGATCGAGAGTCCGGAACTTATCGGCGTGAGCAAACAAAGTCTTACTCAAATCCTTAGCAGCTTGTTCGCTAACCACAGTGTCCTGACCAGGCATAACGTCTACGTTAGGGATACGGGAGTTTACAATAGAGGTAATGGTTTCGACTGAGATAAAGATTCTAGGGTCTTGATAAAGGTTCTCTTCCTGGTAGTCATAAACGTCCTTGTTCTTCCAGTGGTTAGGCAACCATAGGTTCATATTGTCTTCACGGATTCGTTTGAGACCGACTTCCGATTCCCAGTAAGTTTCCGAATCGGTTAGGGGCTTTTTAATCAAGGCTAATAGATCATCGTCCTCTAGTTCGAGATCGAAGATGCTACCAATTTCGCCCTGATTGTCGTCTTCCATAGATACCTTCTTTTTAGGTTAAGCCTATGGGCGTATTGAAAACAGTATAGCACAGTCCCAAATAGCAAGCTACCCCTGTTTGAGTTCGCTTCTAACTAACAGCCTGTAGTCTTGGTGACATAATTTGCAGCGTATATTAACCGCTATATCGAACTCGTGAAGTGGCATTGGCGTACCGATAATCGTATCGACCTGTCCCTTGACATCAGCTATCGTGCGCTTACACCAGATGCATGAAAGCGCATCCATCTCTGGACTATCATCACCGGTTAGATAAACACTCATAGCTGGTAGTCCCTTGCGGTTCTTAAACGGCTTCTCTTCAAAATAACTCATTTAATCCTTACCTTTCTGTTCTTAGCTAAACTACGTTCGACCAACGTCTCAACACTCATTTTAAGGGCGTTCTTAGCGCTTATGGTATTTGTCTTATTGTCTACTGTAACACCAGAGAACTTTTTTGAAGCATTAGGACGCACCCCGCCAGACGCATTAGGACCCATAGAAAAGGACTGTGCGACTCTGAAGTAGGCTAAGGCATGCGCCCAGTGATCAGGCTTGTTTTCTTTTGTCATCCACCTAGCTTTGGGAATCCCCCGAGTATCAGGTTCCACCACCCGATAGACCTGCTCAACGTGATAGATAAGGTCATCGAGGTCTTTAGGTTCTTGAAAGAAGTGCATCCGTCCACTCGTCACGTCGGCCGCCAAAAGATCGAATAATTTAGTTCTGTCGGACTGCAGTACCCCAAAATCCGTTCCTTCCTTGCGTTTACTGACTTCCATACTAGCGGAGTTGTCGGGACTGTAATAATGCACATAGACCCGACCAGGATATTTACGAGATAGCTGTTCGGGTACGGTGAAGTCTGGAAGAGCATCAATCACCGCCGTAGCGTTGTACATTGTTATAAGACGCTCGATGTCACTCCAGTCGGTTGTTTTACCGTAACTAAAGACTCCAGAAGGGTTCCCCATAACCCAGTGCTTTTCTTTCCCAGAGTCACAGCCAATCATAACATCCCGCTTCTCAGCTAAGGCCGGGGTGTTAGCCCGTAGGATCGATTCTCTATTTATAAGGAACTCGCTGGACTGGTAGGGGAGTCCAAGTACAAAGTTATGAAAAACCTCAATCGGCATGGCCTGCTTCTGTTTAAGAATCTTTTTAGCTGAGACCCAAGGGATCATCAGCTGAGACAACCAATAACCGCGCCGGCCCTCCATCTCCCCATTAACCATCTTAGGACCCTTTTCTGGGTACCTAGGAATCCAGCGACCCTTTTGCCGATCATTAGTCCCTAGTTCCTCATCACAGGAGCCACAGACGTAAGCCTGACGCTCCTCATCAATGTGATGGCTGTGTGTGTTCTTCTCCATCTCCATAAACCACTCGTGACCACAATGTGAGCAAGTCACAAACCAGTGCATCTGGTCGGAATCCTGATAAAGCTCGTGAACCCCAAAGCCTGGAATACTTGGGTTAGAGAACCTCCAAAACCACCCATAATCGGAAGACTGCAACCTAGACTGATAAACCGTCAAAACTCCCTGGTCGGACCGGTCATACTCATCAGCCACGATTAAATCAGCGGTAGTCGAAATAGCCTCCCCTTCGTGATAACTTCCCCTGAAATAGATCCACCTATCACCAACTTCCTTCAAACTAACCGAATCAGAACCCTTAACCATCTTCTGAATCTGAGGATTACGCTCAATCATGGGATTAACCTTCGGTCTTACAAAGTCATTAACCACGTTCCGAGTGGGGAGGACATAGATAACATTCAATTTAAGGAAATTAGCAGCATGGATAGATTTTAAGATAGCGGCCACACTCCAACCAACCTGGGCCGACTTCATGATAACCTGGTCTGGGGAGCTATCCGAGTAAGGCTGAAGCATAAAACGGTGGGAATCAAACTCAAAAGGCTTCTGATTCTCGTTAATAAAGTTACTATCCATCACCCACATAGCTGGATTTAAGGCATAGACCTGATGGCGCACTTCTTCCCGGGTGAGGTTTCCATCCATATAACCTAAAGCATAACATAAAAAAATCACCCGTTAGAGTGATTCCGCCTTAGCTGATATCCGCTACCTAAGCAAAACTCGGCGAGGTTTTGCCATAATCGGTAAACATGAGTGCCCCTAGATTATAGCACACTATTTCTCTGGGTATAGTGGGCTGATATCTTTCTTCTCATCATCCCCATCCTCTTGGTCAACATCAGCCGGTTCAACGGTTGGGTTCCTTATGATCGTATAAAGCGGATAACGAGGCGGTTTGTTTCGATCTCGTTCAAAGATAGCTTCAATGTCAGCTTCTTCAAAGCGTTCTGTGCGGTTCATTTATTCTCCTTATTTAGTTCTTTAAGGTATTGACGGCATATTTCGTTAAACATAGTTACACCGTGTTTTCTTGGAAGAAACAGTGTGCGATTATCTTTGACGGATTCATACATCTTGGCTTGAATCTCGGTAAGTTGCAATCCATAATGTTGTCTAGCAAAATCCCTAAAGTTTCGTATTTCATCTATAGTCTTAGCTTGGGGTTTGGTGGTCATGATTTTTTCTCAAAGGTACTTAGATACCATTTAATGAAATCTGCATCTGTGGCTATTTCGCAATCTGGTATTCCAGTGGCGCAAAAGAACCACCAACCCTCACGCCATTGCTGGCAGGCAAGTTCAGCTCTGGTTAGATTGTGCATGCCATCATACCGCTTACGCCTGTTGACTCT